CTACACGCAGAGGCATCAATCAGTTAGTTCAAGGCACTGCTGCAAAAGTAGCTTCACTTCCTTCGCCTATCGGTGGCTGGAACGTGCGGGACTCGATTGCCAACATGGATGTGCTTGACGCTGTCCAGTTGACCAATTTGTTCCCGTCGGTGAATAACGTGGTGCTTAGACCCGGCTACACGAAACACGCCACAGGGTTGCCCGGTCAGGTGCAGACTCTTTTAGGCTATTCGTCAGGCACAACAAACAAGCTATTTGCTGCGGCTGGTACAGCGTTTTATGATGTGACCTCATCGGGTGCTGTAGGCGCACCAGTTGTCACTGCGCTGTCTAACGCTAAGTGGGAATATGTCAACGTCACAACCCCTGCTGGCGGCTATCTATACGCCGTAAACGGCTCAGATTTGCCTTTGGTTTATAACGGCAGCACATGGACAAACCCTGCAATTACAGGCGTTACTCCTCAGTCGTTAAACAACATCACGACATTTAAGAATCAGGTCTGGTTCACGCAAAACGACACGCTAAAAGCATGGTATTTGCCAACTTTGAGCATTGCAGGTGCAGCAAATTATATTGACATGAGTTCAGTCGCTCAATTGGGTGGCAAACTTGTATCTGTTGGAACTTGGACAATTGACGCAGGTTATGGCGTAGATGATAACTTAGTGTTTATTACGTCTAACGGCGAAGTCATTGTTTATGCAGGCACTGACCCTTCCGACACTACAAAATGGGCGCTAATTGGCGTATGGCGTGTCGGTAAGCCTGTTGGCAAGCGTTGCATGATTAAGTACGGCGGCGATATTGTCATTTTGACATTTAACGGTGTCTACCCACTTGCTGCGAGCTTACAGTCCTCACGCCTAGACCCTCGTATTGCGTTGTCTGACAAGATTCAGGGTGCATTCCAAGCTGCAACACAGGCTTATGGCGATACGTTTGGCTGGCAGATGATATTTGACCCTAAGCACAACGCTTTAAGCGTCAATGTGCCCACTGCATTAGGTCAGCAACAGCAATATGTAATGAACAACATCACAAAAGCGTGGTGTAACTTCACTGGCTGGGCTGCTAATTGTTGGGAAATATTTGAAAACGAACCATATTTCGGTGCAAATGGCTATGTTGCACACGCTTGGGACGATACTTACGCTGATGACGGTGCAAACATCAACAGCAACGCATTTCAAGCGTTTAACTATTTTGAATCTCGTGGCGTAAAAAAGTATTTCACACGGGCTAGACCTAGTTTGTTTACAAATGGCGTTCCAGCAATATTTATCGGCATGAACGTCGATTTTGACTTACAAGACACGACTGCATCATTAGCGTTTTCGCCTAGCAACTTTGGGTTGTGGGACACGGCGCTCTGGGATGACTCGTATTGGGGCACAGAAAACATTATCACTAACAACTGGCAAGGCATCACAGGTATTGGGTATTGTGGGTCTACTCAATTTAAGTCAGCTTCACAAGGAACGACTATCTTGTGGGCATCAACCGACATTGTGTACCAAACCGGATGGGCTGGAATATAGTCCAAGGCGCTGAAATCGGCGCTTGGGTTGCGGATCGAATTGCAGGTAAGTTTTACTCTGAGACGAGTAGCGCTATCGGACTTGAGAAAGATGGCGCAGTCGTTGCAGGCGTGATTTACGAGAATTGGAATCGAGCATCAATTTTCTGTCACATAGCGATTGAAGCAAGGCTAACAAAAGCGTATTTAAAAGCGATTTTTGACTATCCATTCAATGTTTGCAATGTAAAGAAAATTATCGTTCCAGTGGTATCTAATCACGTTAAAAGTATAAAATTAGTAACAAATATGGGTTTTACCGAAGAAGCTAGAATCGTTGATGGTTCGCAAGACGGTGACATTATATTTTTGACAATGACAAGAGAAAATTGTCGATTTTTAGGGGTTCGTTATGGGTAAGTCGGTTAGTACGCCACCAGTGCCAGATTACATGGCTCTTGCAAAACAGCAAGGACAAGAGAATTTGAAAGCGTCTGAGGCTAGTTCACGACTGAGCAACCCAAACATGATTACACCGTTTGGGACGCAGACCATTACTTATGGCGCACCTACATTTGACGAAGCTGGGTACAACAAAGCATTGCAAGAGTATCAAAAAGCACCTACTGTTGATCGAAGTCAGTTTTATCAAACAGGTGGTGGTTCTGGTGACTCAGGTTCTGATTACACATATTTTGACCAAGCAGCGTATGACAAGGCATTAAAGTCACGAGGTGCAGCGCCTGATCGCAATGCGTTTATGACTAATGTAGGCGCTCCAACAGTTACACAACAGTTGACTCCAGCAGCACAAGCAACGCTAGAGGCACAACAACGTGTACAACAGCGTTTAGCAGAGCTTGGCGGCACTGCAATGGATAACGTGCAAGCTACGTTGTCAACGCCATTTGTACCAACATCGACTGAAATCAAAAAAGATTTTAGTGGATACGGTGAAGTTCCAGAAGCTGCTGATTACATGGCAAAAACAGAAGTGCCGCTACAGTATTCAATTGATACTAGCGGCGCAGCAGCAATGCCAATCAATGCAGGAACTACGGCTCAAGAATTGATTTTGCAGCGTTTAAATCCTACTTTGCAAGCTGGCGATGTTTCGTTTAGACAGCAACTTGCAAATCAAGGTTTAGCACCCGGAACAGAAGCCTACGACAAAGCGTTTCGCAATCGTGAGATGAGCAAAAACGATTTGTACAACCAAGCTGCGTTGCAAGGCATTAACCTTGATATGGCAGCTCGTCAACAATCTGTTAATGAATTACTTGGACTTGGAACATTTGCAAACCAAGCGCAATTGGCAGGTGCTGGATTGTATAACTCAGCAATGGGTCAAAATTTTGGTCAAGGCATTCAGGGTCAAAGCCTTGGATACAACCAAGCGCTTAACAAAGCACAGTTTCAGAATACTGCACAGCAACAACAGCTTGCACAAGATTTGGCATTGCGTAGTCAGCCACTGCAAGAGCTTGCTGCAATTATGGGTGGCTCACAGATTCAGCTTCCACAGTTCTCAGGTTATCAGCCTGTCAACGTAGCAGCTTCGCCTACATTTAATGCAGCGCAAGCGCAGTATCAAGGTCAGCTAGGTCAAGCAAACGCTCAAAACGCTGCTAATTCACAGCTAACGCAAGGTTTGTTCCAGTTAGGAGGCGCTGCGTTGTTAGCGCCAACAGGAACATTTGGCGGTTTGTTTGGAATGGCTAAATAATTACAGGATAAATTGACATGGCTGTTATAAACCCAACCGCACAAATGAACCCCATGTCTGCAATGATGGGGCCAGACGTTACTCGTCAACAGTACGAACTTGCACAAAATCAGCGTTACGCAGATATGTTGATGCAACAGGCTTTGCAAGAGCAACCGCAAGGTCAAATGGTGTCAGGGCATTATGTGCCACCAAGCCCAGTTCAAGGCCTTGGGCAATTGCTAAAAGCATATATTGCTCGTAAATCTACAGATTTAATTCCTGAACGTCAGGCAAAGCTTGACTTGGCGCAAGATGAACAATTAAGAAGAATGGTTGGAATGGGTGGCGGCACAACCGCACCACAAGCACGAGACATGGCTTTGGCTGGCGGCGCTATGCAAGGCGATGTTGGGCCAACTAACACAAACGCAATGCGTATGCAAAATGTTCAAACGGGTCAAGGTTCTGCTGTTCCGTTAATTGGCGAAAATCCAATGTTGACATACACAACTTTGCGGTATGGCGGCCCACAAGCGTATGCAAAAGCACTTGTTGAACAACAAATGCCAACAGGTGAATTGAAAACTCTTATTGCGTCTGGATTTAGACCCGGAACACCTGAATTCCAACGTGCGGCAAGTCAGCTTGCAAACAAAAATGCTTACATTGCGCCTACTGTCGTTAGTGAAGGCGGTGCTCCTGCTGGAAGTAGCAGACCAACATATATTGCGCCTAAAGCTGGAGTTCAAACAAACATTAGTCCAACTGGGCAATTTAGCGCAAATGCTATACCCGGCTACGGTCAAGCAACTGGTCAAATTGAACAATTCCAATCATTTGGTAAGCGACTTGGTGAGGCTGGCGCAACGCCTGCGTCTAGAATTGATTTACCTACTGGTAACACGGTAGGAGCAACACAAGCTGAGATTATGGGACTGCAAGGCAATCCATACGCAGCTCAACCATCACCTGTCGCAGAACCAAAACCGCCTGTTGTTACGGCAATAAGCCCTGTTGTTACAAAAGCTGGCGAGCAATTAAACGATCAGTGGATTAAAGGCGAGCTTGAACCTGCTCGACTTGCAGGTGATGCAGCAAAAAACGCTATGAACAACATTCGAGTGTTAAAAAGTATTGATTTAACAACCGGATTTGGCACTGACGCACAAAAAACCGCTGCAAGTATTTTGGCAACACTTGGAGTTAAAGACGCAGCTAAATTTGCTACAAATGCTCAAGTGTTTGAATCTAAGATTTATGAAAGTCTTGTGGACACTTTAGGTGGTCAAAAAGGTGTTCAAACCAAATCCGACTTTGAGAACATTCAAAAGACTTACGCACAGCTTAAAAACACGCCTCAAGCCAACCAGTTCTTGCTTGATGTTGCTGAAGCTAAGGCTATACAAGATCAACGTAAGTCTGGTTATTATCAAAAAGCATCGTCAATGCCTGAATTGCGTGGCAATTTGTCTGCCATCACGAACGAATGGGGCAAGATTGCTGGCTCAATGTTTGAAGTTCCGCTTACGGATCGTGCTGGTAACACTTACACATTGGCTCAAAAATACGGTATTCGTTAATGGAAAACCAAGCCAATCCTGCTGTTGCTAACTTATTGCCTGTACTAGACAATCCTAATGTCCGTAGCTTTTTGGACATGATTTCTGCGGCAGAAGGCACTACTAAACACGGCTATAACACGCTGTTTGGTGGCGGCAAAGTTGAATCATTGGCTGACCATCCTAGACAGCTATTTGACTTTACTGAGACAACTGGCAGACCCAACAAGACAACGGCAGCAGGTCGTTATCAGTTTCTGTCGAATACATGGGATGAGCAAGCAAAGAAGTTGGGGTTGCCAGACTTTGGTGAGCGTAGTCAAGATTTGGCTGCTGTAAACCTATTGCAAGAGCGTGGGATTCTTCCTGATGTTTTGCAAGGCAATTGGGAATCTGCGGTAAAAAAGTCTGGGCCAATCTGGGCAAGTTTGCCATCAAGCCCGTACCCACAGCCTCGTCAATCAAATGAGTTTGTGATGGGCAAACTGAATCCAAATCGAATGTATGCACAAACAACAACGTCTGATGCGAACCCACCTATGGCTAACTCAAGAAACAATCCGTTTGAATCGCTAAACGAAGAATTTAGACTTGGTGCTTCTCAAGCACAAACACGACAAGCAAACCCGTTTGAATCATTAAACGCAGAGTTTGCGTTAACTCCTGTTCAGGCACAAGCGCAAACGCAACAAGCAAATGCTGCACCTGCAAAAATGCCGTGGAGCGATGTCGCATACGGGGCGGTAACAAATCTTCCTGCAAGCGCAGGAAAGTATGGAAAAGAATTGTATGAAGCTGTTACAAGTCCTATTGAAACAGTCAAAAACATAGGTATGGTGGGCGGTGGCGCAATTATCAATCAATTGCCAAAAAGCGCACAAGATTGGCTAATGGGGATTGCAAGTGACCCTCAGAAAATGCAACAGTCTGTGCAAATGGCTCAAGCAGTTGGTGGCGAATACGCTAAAAAATACGGTTCTATTGAAGGCTTTAAACAAGCATTGTCTAGTGATCCTGTTAGCGTAATTGGCGATATGTCCATATTGCTAACGGGCGGCGGTGCTGCAATTGCAAAAGCGCCGGGTTTAGCAAAAACAGGGCAGGTAGTAGGTCAAGTAGGTCGCACAATTGACCCATTTAATCTTGCAACAAAAGCGGTTACAAAACCAGCCAAATTAGCAGGATTGCTTGCGTCTGAGGGCGCAGGATTTACAACTGGCGCTGGTGGCGCTGCTGTACGAGAAGCTGCTGCGTCAGGGTTTACAGGCGGAGAGAAAGCTACCGCATTCCTTGACCAACTTAGAACTAATGCGCCTGTTGAGAACGTAGTAAATACGGCAAAAGGTGCGCTTTCTGAAATGCGAGACCAGCGTAATAGTATGTACAGGTCTGGCATGGTTGATATTCAAGGCGATAAAAGCGTTTTGAATTTTAGCAATATTGAAAAATCATTAGCTGATGCTAATAAGTACGCATATTACAAAAATGCTCTTAAAAACCCTGAAGCTGCAAAAGCCTTAGATGAGGTTTCGCAAGTTATTGATGATTGGAAGTCACGCCCTGCGTCTGAATATCATACGCCAGAAGGTTTTGACCAATTAAAACAAGCTGTTGGCGGTGTGTTAGAAAAATACAAGCCCGGCACAACGGAATATCGAGCTGTTTCTGAAATATATAACAGCATTAAAAAGGATATTTCTGCTCAAGCACCAACTTATGCCAAAGTAATGAAAGAGTATGAAATGGCAACCAAAACCTTGATGGATTTGGAAAGTTCGTTAAGTTTAAGCAATAGAGCAAACATTGATACGTCAGTTAGAAAGCTGCAATCAATTATGCGAAACAACGCTAACACCAATTATGGTCGCAGAGTTGAGCAGGCAAGAATGCTTGAAGGTGCAGGCGCTGAGACACTAATGCCTCAATTGGCAGGTCAAGCGTTAAGCTCATGGACTCCAAGAAGTCTGCAAGGTATTGGCTCTGCTATTACAGCGGCTGGTTCTGCAATGAGCAACCCTGCTTACCTTGCAAGTTTGCCATTGACGATGCCTCGTGTTGTTGGCGAAAGTGCATATTACGCAGGAAAAGCTGCGGGTACGCCACAACGACTTGCTGAAGCGTTAAAACGGACAAGCGCAGGCGGCAAAACAAGCGAATTGACAGCGCAGATGTTAGAGACGTTAAAAAGGCGTGGCGGCGCTGCGTTAGACCCCTACACATTGCGTATGCTTGCAACTAAACTAGGTCAACAACAGACTGAAGAACAGAGGTAATTATGTCTTACAACGGCAACGGCGTATTTGTAATCAACACAGCAGGACAGCCTGTTGTTCCGGGTACTGTTATCAGTTCGACATCGTTTAATGCGTTGACGAACGACTTAGCGAACGGTCTGACAAACGCTATCACGAAAGACGGTCAAAGCACTCCGACAGCAAACATTCCGATGGCTGGCTTTCGGATTACTGGGCTAGGCGCAGCGGTATCAGCAACAGACGCAGTGCGCTTAGGGCAGCTTCAGGGCAATACACTTAACTTTATGACGGTAACGGGTACAGACGTGCTTCTAGGCTCGCTAGTGCCCTCTCTTGCTGCTTACGTCACGGGTGCGATGTTTAGCTTTGTGGTTGCCAACACGAATACTAGCGCTGTGACGTTAAATATCGACGGTTTAGGCGCAAAAACAGTGATGCGTAACGGCACTGATGCGTTGCAAGCAGGAGATTTAACCGCAGGCAATATCGTTGTTGTAATATACGATGGTACTGAATTCCAGCTTATTTCAGTCGGTTTCGGCGGTGGTGCGACTGGTGCTGGTGGTGACAAAATATTTATCGAGAACGGTCAAACGGTGACAACAAGCTATTCGATTCCTTCGCTGTCTAACGCTATGTCTACGGGGCCAATTGCTATCGCATCGGGTGCGACAGTCACTGTCCCTGCTGGCTCTGTCTGGGCGATTATCTAATGGGCTTACGACTCAAAGCATTTGCGCTAGGTACGGTTGAGGTCAACCCTGTTGACACAGCGTCCAATGTCACGGTAGTGATCCCTGCAACAACAGGACAGTTGACATACGCAGATTCAACAACAGGCGGGATATTTTTGCCTACAGGCACAACCGCACAACGCCCTGCTGCGCCAGTTACAGGTATGGTTAGATTTAATACTACAACTGGATTGTTTGAAACATATAACGGAAGCATTTGGAGCTAAATATGGCTGGATCAATAAAACTTGGAGCAGCTTCAGGTGGATCGGTAACACTTGATGCAGCCAATACTGCTTCCAATTTCATAATGACAATTCCTGCTGCTAATGGCGTAGCAATTACAGCGGATGCAACAACAGGTGGCGCAACAATTCCTGTTGGAACAACAGCACAGCGTCCTGCAAGCCCTGTTACTGGTCAAATGCGATATAACACAACGCTTGGCTATACAGAAATCTATAACGGTACTTCTTGGGGTGCTGTTGCTGGTTCTGCATACACAGTCAACTACCTTTCTGTCGCAGGCGGTGGTGGTGGCGCAGGGGGCGCTGGTGGCGCAGGGGGTCTGCTTACTTCTTATGCAACATTAAGCGCTGGAACTGCGTATACCGTAACGGTTGGTGCTGGTGGGTCAAGTGGCGCAACAAACGGGTCGAACTCTGTTTTTGGTTCTTTTGCTACATCAATTGGCGGTGGTGCTGGCGCTATTGGAACTGCTGCTTACGCAAGCAATGGTGGTTCAGGCGGTGGCGGCGGTAACTTATATGGCGGCACAGGAACTGCTGGGCAAGGTAATAACGGTGGTCAAGGTCAAGGCGCAGCAGCCCCTAACTATCCTTCCGCAGGTGGTGGTGGTGCTGGTGGCGTTGGTGCTTCACCTGCAAACGGCAGTTCGGCTGGTGGTGCAGGCGGCGTAGGTTTACAAAGCTCAATTACAGGTACGGCAACATATTACGCAGGCGGTGGAGCTGGCGGTAGCGTTATTGGTGGTGGCGCTGGCGGTGCGGGAGGTGGCGGCGCATCAGGCGTAGCGGGAACTGCAAATACAGGCGGTGGCGGCGGTTCTAGCGCAGCAGGTGGCTCAGGTATTGTGATTGTTTCGTATCCCGGCTCACAACGAGCAACGGGCGGCACAGTTACTAGCTTTACTTCTGGCGGGATCACATACACCGTGCATTCCTTCACTTCGTCAGGCACATTTACTGCATAAGGAAAGAACATGACAGCCAAGAACGAAACCTTTGACATGGATATCGAGTTAGCTCATAGCCTGTTTGAGTATCGTGACGGTGCTTTGTACTGGAAGGCTGACGTTGCTCGCAATGTAAAGGCTGGTGACCGTGTTGCCAAGAATAGCAATGCAACCCGTTTGCGTGTTTGTTATGACGGTAAATACCATACGTTTCACCGCATCATTTTTGCCATGAACCACGGCTACTACCCTGAAGTTGTTGACCACATTAACGGCGATGGGCGGGACAATCGGATTGAAAACTTACGGGCTGCTGATATGCGAACTAATGCCCAAAACCGTAAGCGTCATTCATTGAACACAACAGGCGTAAAAAATGTTGGCGTTAAAAACAATAAATGGCGAGTTACCGTAACAAGAAATGATGGCACTACGATGGACAAAAAATTTAAACACTTTGATATTGCCTGTACGATTGCCGAACTTGCTCGGTTAAAGTATCACGGCGAATTTGCTCGGGCATAGGAGAAAGAAATGGTAGCTTTTGTAGGCGGCTCAACAGGATTTGGCCCACCATCATGGACAACGGGAACACGCCCATCTAGCCCTGTAGACGGGCAATTAGGGTGGAATAGTACGCTTAGTCAATTGGAAAGCTGGACAGGTTCGCAATGGCAGCAGATTACTTCGTTGCTTTATTCAGCTAGTTATCTTGTTGTAGCGGGTGGTGCTTCTGGTGGCGCAAATGGCGGTGGAGGTGGAGGCGCTGGCGGCTTGTTGTCGGGAACAACCGCTTTTAGTTCTGGCGCAGTTTATGCAATCACCGTTGGCGCAGGCGGTGCAGCTAGTACATCAGCATCTTCAGGCGTAGCGGGTACTAATTCTTCTATTGCTACAAATGTTGTTTCAGGCGGAGGCGGATACGGCGGTGTGGGCGGTGGAAGTAGTGTAGATGGTGGCGCTGGTGGGTCGGGTGGTGGTGGCGGTGGAACTAATTCTACTGCTAGTAGGGTTGGTGGAGCAGGCACTTCAGGGCAAGGTTTTGCTGGTGGTGCATCTACGAGCGTTGCAAATTATGGCGCTGGCGGCGGTGGTGGCGCTTCTGCTGTTGGTGGAAGCGCTGTAGCTGGAACTTGTGGCGCTGGTGGTGCTGGAGCATCCAATTCAATTTCCGGTTCTGCTGTAACTTATGCAGGGGGTGGCGGCGGCGGTGCTTATGCTGGTGGAACTCTTGGCGCAGGTGGTGCAGGTGGTGGTGGTGCTGGTGGCGCACCCGGTACTGCGGGAACAGCAGCGACAGCCAATACTGGCGGTGGCGGCGGTGGTGGCGGTCACAACAATTCAATAAGCGGTGCAGGCGGTTCAGGCATTATTATCATTTCTTACGCTGGCGCACAACGAGGCACAGGCGGCACAGTCACATCAAGCGGTGGCAACACTATTCATACATTTACATCTAGCGGTACATTCACGGCATGATTACGCAAGAGCGCCTAAAAGAGCTTTTTGACTACCAAGACGGGCAACTGATTTGGAAGGTCAAAAAAGCTCGTGCAAACAAGGGTGATATTGCTGGTTGTGATGCAGTAGCCAGTGGCATTATGTATCGCCAAACAAAAATTGACGGTAAAGGGTATCGAGTGCATTGTTTAGTGTTTTTATTGCACCACGGCTATTTGCCAAAACAAGTAGACCATATTGATGGTAACGGTTTAAACAACAGAATTGAAAACTTGCGAGCAGCAGACGCTCGTAGTAATGCTTTAAATACAAAATTACGATCATCAAATACATCTACTGGTAAAAATGTTTACTGGAATAAGCAGCGCAGTAAATGGATGGTTCAGACTATTGTGAATGGAAAGCAAAAATATTTTGGTATGTACGACGATTTAGAATTAGCAGATTTAGTAGCAACAGAAGTTCGTAGCAAATTTCATGGGCAGTTTGCCCGTCACTTTTAAGGAGTATATTTTGAGCCACTACGCCAAGGTTGTTGACGGTAAGGTTGTATCAGTTATCGTTGCAGAAGCAGAATTTTTTGATACGTTTGTAGACAGCTCGCCCGGCGCTTGGGTTAAGACTAGCTACAACACATACGGCAATCAGCACACAAAAGGCGGTACACCGCTTCGTGGCAACTTTGCTGGAATCGGCTACAGCTACGATGCTCAAGCTGATATCTTTGTGCCACCTCAACCATACGCATCATGGGTACTAAGCCCACACACAGCGTTATGGGAAGCTCCAGTAGCGATGCCTACAGACGGTAAAGCGTATGAGTGGAATGAAGCCACAACATTGTGGAAAGAATTGGTTGCAGATTAATTAAGGAAAGATTATGTCATTGACAGTTCAGGGAACGGATTATGTGCTTATGCCTGTTGGCACAACAGGGCAGCGCCCTACTACGCCTGCGGCTGGCATGACACGCTACAACTCAACTACTACTTTGCTTGAGTATTACAACGGTACAAACTGGATCAATGCGGGTGTTTATGCCGCTGATTACCTTGTTGTTGCTGGCGGTGGTGGTGGAAGTGGTCTTTCCAATGCTGATGTTGGGGCAGGTGGGGGTGGGGCTGGTGGGTTTCTTACTTACCCAAATGCAGCATTTGCACCCGGCACAGCATACACAATCACAATTGGTGCAGGTGGCGCAGGCGGTGCAGCATCAAATTCTGCAACAGGCGCTGGCTCTAGTGGTTCTAATTCTGTGTTTACAGGAATAGCTACTGCAATTGGTGGCGGTGGCGGTGGTCACAGATACACATCCGGAGGTGTTGGATTAACGGGTGGTTCGGGCGGCGGCGGGTGTTACGGCGGAGTTGGCGGTAGTGGTACGTTTGCACAAGGATATGCTGGTGGTACAGGCTCAGCATCTTTGGGTATATATTATCCAGCAGGTGGTGGGGGTGGCGCAAGCGCCGTTGGAGTAACGCCAACTACATTAACTGGTGGAGCGGGTGGGGCAGGTGTTTCAAATTCTTATTCAGGTTCTGCTGTTACGTATGCAGGCGGCGGCGGCGGTGGAGTTGGAACAAATAGCACAGGTGCAGGTGGTGCTGGAGGCGCAGGCGGTGGCGGTGCAGGTGGATTAAATGCGGCTGGTGTATCTGGTACTGCCAATACTGGAGGTGGTGGGGGTGGCGCAGGGCCATCTGCGGGTTCTGGCTTTGCAGGCGGTGCAGGTGGTTCTGGCATTGTGATTATTCGTTATCTTGGTTCGCAACGAGCAACAGGCGGTACAGTTACATCTTCAGGCGGCTACACTATCCATACGTTTACAACATCAGGCACTTTCACGGCGTAAATCATGGCTCTTGAAATCCAAAATGTAGACTATCTACAATACCCTGCTGGCACAACGGCTCAACGCCCGACACCATCAGCGGGAATGATGCGCTTTAACACTACGACTGCGACAATGGAGTATTACAACGGGTCGGCGTGGGTAAGTATTTAAAAGAAGCGTCAATAGCATTCGCAGCGATAGCGTTGCTGCCTGTGCTATTGATTGTAATGACAGCATTGATTCCTTGGGTAATCGTAGCGTGGATAATCAGCAAATCTTCAACATAGTAGTAAGCGTTGCAGCTTTCTTAGCTGTTTATGTCTTTAACAACATGACACGCCAGATTCAGAAACTTGAAGATAAAGTGAACGATTTACCACACAGCTATGTTCAGAAAGACGATTATCGTGCTGACATTGCAGAGATAAAGTCTATTCTCAAGCAGATATTTGAGAAGCTAGACAATAAGGCTGACAAGTGAAAGAGGCTCGTGAAAATGTAATGTCGGTGCTGACATACATAGATAGCCCGTTTAAGCTCCTAGTAGTCGTTTTGCTCGCTTTGATGGGCTTCTTTGGTTACTTTGCATACCAAAACCAAGGCTTGTTCCTAAGCGTCTACATGAAGTCGCAGGAATTGCCTAAACTCAATGAGAATCAATTTGACGAAGCTGCTGTCTTGCTTTTTAAAGAGACACGAGCTGATTTTGTAGTCATATTCTCTGTCAATCCAATCGTCAACAAGCGTGTAGTCCAAAGAGCTTACGCTAAAGACGGTACTCGTGAGAAACGCTTTGAGGGCGTGAATGTTGGGTTGTTTACTGCAAACCAAGCCAACAACAGTGACGTTGTAAAGCTAATGTCTAGCGAAATTCCGTGTGGTGAATACACACGAGCGCAGTCTGAGATTGGTCTTTGGTACATCAATCAAGGCGTAACCTACACTTGTCGTATATCTGTGCCGCCTGAGATTAACCAGTTCATCGGTCAAATCACGGTTGGTTGGAAAGAGAAACCAGACACAGCACACGCACACGATATGTTGTTAATTGCAGCAACTAAACTTGTAAAGGACAGACGATGATACCTATTTTGGACATTCTGAACATTGGCGGCAAGATTATCGACAAGATATTTCCTGACGCTAACGCTGCGGAAACTGCAAAACTTAAACTTTTAGAGCTACAACAGTCTGGCGAACTTGCTAAGATGCAAGCAGATATGCAAGAGCAAGGCGAGCTTACCAAGCGTCAAGAAAACGACATGAAGTCAGACTCTTGGCTATCTAAAAATATACGCCCTATGACGCTTATAGCGATTCTGGCAGGCTATTTTACGTTTGCCATGATGAGCGCATTTGATATGAAAACAAACAAAGCATACGTTGAACTGTTAGGGCAATGGGGGATGTTAATTATGTCCTTTTACTTTGGGGGCAGGACGTTGGAAAAGATTATTGACATGAAAACTAAAGAAAAAGTCACTGAAGCGGAGATTAAAAATGCAAAGTAATTGGGACAACGCTTTTAAGATGATGCTCGCTTCAGAGGGTGGGTATGTTAATCACCCGTCTGACCCCGGCGGCATGACCAATCTTGGTGTCACTAAGCGTGTCTGGGAAGAATGGGTTGGGCGTGAATCCAATGAGAAAGAGATGCGTTCGCTGACACCTGAGATGGTCGAACCGCTTTACAAACGTAAGTTTTGGGATGCTTGTAAATGCGACGATTTGCCAAGCGGCATTGATTACTTGGTGTTTGACTTTGCTGTCAACGCTGGTTGTGGTCGCAGCGCAAAGATTCTACAAGCTGCTGTGGGTGTAACGCCTGACGGTGGGATAGGGCCAATGACCCTAGCCGCTGTCAACGCTCTTAACGGTGACGAGCTGATTGAAAAGTTTAGTCAAGGCAAAGAGGACTTTTACCGCAGCCTAAACACCTTTGAGACGTTTGGCAAAGGCTGGCTAAACCGTGTTGCTGCGGTAAAAGTTAAAGCTACATCGTTGCTTGCTTAGAAACAGCTAGTGGTGCAATTGCCGGGCGAGTAGCAACAGGTGGTGCAGGTAATAATGCGCCCACCTGACATATAAGTGTGCGTTGTACAAGCTGCATACGCTGCGGTGGCTGATAACGCTAACACAACTGCGACTATGTACTTTTTCATTTTTTATCCTTTAAGAAATAACGAGCAAAACGGGTGTTTTCACCTTGAACCATCAGGGTCTGAATGTTGAAACCTTGATTTTTAAGTTGGTACACAATATCGGCTAATCGTGTCGCACGGTATAGGTTAATTGCTTCCCATGAAGTAATGTGTTTGTGCTTTTTAAGGTGCAAGTACACAGCGTCAATTTTGGTCATTTTGTTATCCAGTACAAAAGTGGCAAGAAACCGAAAACAGCAAACAACACAAGTGCGCCAAGCACCCAACCCTCAAGCGGGATGCGTTGATCGTCTTTGGTGTAGCGCAGGTAGCTTTTCATTTGTCGTGGTGTCCTTAAAGTCCAGTTTGAATGCGAATAATCTGCTTGTGATCCCCAGTTGCTCATAGCCATCCCTCGATTTCTGCTTCAATTTCGTCGATCAATTCTTTGTACTTTGCGTCTTTACGATTGCGTACAAGAATCATTGTGATGTTGTACATAGCGTCACCCTCTGCGATGCGTTTGTACCAATCAAGCCAATGCAACCCGTCTTTGTCTATGCCGCTGTATTGGATTACATCCATCACATCGTTAGCGTCTTGTATGTCTAAGTCGAAGCGTTCTTCATCATCCATTTATGCACCTGTATGTAATGGGGCTTACGCCCCGTTGGTTATTTGTTTAGTTTGTTAAGTTGCAGATCAATCATTTGTGCCAACAAGTCAACAGATTTGCCCGGCAGCTCTGGGAACATTTCTTTAATCAGTTTTACAGCCTGTTCGATTCGTGTCATTTTGTTCATTTATGCACCTGTATTTGTTTAATGGCGTTAGTGCCATAACTAAATATTAAGCCAACTTAACAAACAATGCAACTGTTTTTGGCTAGTGTTTTCACTAATGTTGTATTTTTGTCATTGGGTGCGGGTACTAGCCGGAACTAGGAGGGAGGGGACACCAGCGTTCCCCGCCTCTTGATTATATGTTGTTCTTCTTCTTGTAGTAAGCAAGAAGATACTGAAAACACTCCCAAGCATCAGCTAAATCTTGCTCTGAATGCTCAATCAGCCGTACATCACCGGATTCTGTGAAGTAGATATTGGCGCATCGAGCTGTAGGTAGCCCTAATCCCTGTCTATAAGCCGCCAGTTGCATTATTTGCTCGTGGTAAGGGGTAACCTTGCTCAAGTCCCCTTCTTTGCTCTTAAAGTCCACCACGATGTTGGCTGAAATCAAGTCAACTTTGCCACCGTAGCCATTGGACGCAAATGAACGCTCTGCTTCCCAGATGTGGTTAGCGCCAAAGTGTGATTCGAGAGCTGTATGCACTCTAGCGACAAACTCAGGAAAATCGTAGTTTTTGCCACGGTAGAAATCTTCTAACACCCCGTGTAATCGAGTGCCTCGGTCTGCTGCCTCACGCCCGGTGCTTTTGGCATCTGACATAACACGTTGCAACCAGTTTTCTTCTGACTCGCCCTCAGCTCTGGGTAAAGTCAACGCAGCAAGCAAGACCTGTTGTTGTAGCCAGTTGTTAAGACCTGCTTTTGCAAGTAATCCCGTAATTGTCGTAACTGACGGGACTAGCCCAAGCTCACGAGCGTCTGTCAGGCGTGTATTGCGCTCTGTACCGTTCTTGCCAATGATGCGATAAGCTGGCTCACCCGTCTGGGTGTACCAATGGCCTGATTCTGAGTCTGCTGTTTTGATAATCATGCTTCTCTCGCTTTCATAAACTCGTCAGCAATTTCAAAAGCTCGTTTTGCAGCAGCTTTTTCCCATGTTTGATCGTCAACGGGAAGTTGCCAGTCACCAGCGCACATACCTGCAATAACTTGTGCTGCAATGTAATCTCGTAACATCATTCCATGCGCCATGTTGTCTGTTTCTAACCACGTTGGAAAAGCGGGTTGGCTAATTTTCATTTGTTCACCTGTTTTGCTAGTTGTTTAAGCATATCAATGGCATCTTGTAGGTCTTGCATGGCACGAGGGTCTAGCACCATGCCCTCGTACCATTGTTGCAACCTCCAAGATATTAGGATTGCTTCTTCAGTTTTGTTCATGCCAAAACCATTTCTTTGTGTCGTTGTTTATGACATGGTTGGCACAACCACATAACATCCAATGGTTTGTTGTAATCTTCGTGATGTGCAACGCTTTTGATTTCACCACATCTAACGCATGGCATTGGGTTAAGAGTGCCTTTTTTAATAGCTCTAGCAACTGCGTTATGACATTGCGTCCTACGTTTATCTGCAACCCTCCATTCTTGATTAACCCGCAATGCCAACTTAATCCTGTCTGGCAATCTTGCTCTGTGTTTGTCATATTCCCTCACCTTTTCAATGTTTTTTAACCTATGCTCAAGCGCATCTTTTTTGTTGCACTCTTTGCATTTGTTTAAATGACCGTCAGCCATTGCGTTGTGTTTGTAAAACTCATCCAATAGCTTGACGGTCTGGCATTTGAAACACGTTTTAGAACGAATCATGTTGTATTCCTTTGCATAGAATACAACCATTATAGACCCGTTCTAATTAAAAGGTACATCATCTTCAAGGTCAGCAATATTGCCTTCTTTAATGTTGCGGTATGCGTCAGGTTTCTTTGGTGCTGGCGATTCTTCAGATTTGCCACCAAGCATCTGCATATGCTCCG